GTACATGCGGTGGATCAGATCGCCGTTACGCTGGATCGTGCACGTCACACGCTTGCCGAAGCCAGGAGAGCCGTTGAAGGGGTTCTCAATGGACTCCATGGCGAAGTTCGTGTGGCGGCGGTACACCACCTTGAAGAAGGTAATCTGGGGATTACCCGTGAGGTAAACATCCTGCGCGCCATAGGCAACAAGCTGCATGAGACCACCACCCGTCATTTGTTATACCCCTTCTTCAGAAATAATTTCTGGGAACCAGGATTTTTCCAGATTTTTTCTAGAAAAATGGACCCAGCCGGGGGCATTCATGGGCGGCAACCTCTGTTGGGTATCTCGTGCCGGGGAGATCTTTTTTTGACAACTAAGACGAAGGTTCGAGAAAGCCTAAACAATGGCTCTAACCAATTAAAAGGATGATGTTATCAAAGGATGCCTTCTTCAAAATACGTCCCACGAAGCGTAGTAATCCCGAGGCCAGAACCACGCTCGATTGCCTTCACCAGGTTCATTTACAGGGAATCTTACATAGTGAAACGGAGATGGCCAATAGCAAGGAAGAACTGCAGAGAATCGAGTTGGAACTGCCGAACGTGAAGGATGAGGTCCGCTACGAACAGCTCGTGAAGCAGCGGATGGAGCTTCAAAAGGATATTGAGAAGTATTCAGGGAAATCGGAGATGTTCGAATATTTTCTCGATACGGGAGACATTTTATACAAATACTATGAAGTCCAAGAGAGAATACAGCGCGGGGATGAGCCTGCGGCGAAGCGAACCACGAAGGCGAAACAGGGTTCCGTGCTCGCTGCTCTAGAGTCGGCGGCAGCGACAGAGTCGCCGTTTGAAACGACGGTAGTTACTGCGCCAGCGCAGGGGGAACTTCTTCGGCGTGACAAGCTTCTTGAGCAGTATCTGCAGAAGGTGCATCCTGAGCATGCGCGCGGCAGTGGGGTGCAGGAAACGGATTCCTATGGCGAGTGTCCCGAGTGCGAAAAGGAGATGATATTCAGTGCCAATGAGGCGATTTTTACCTGCACAGATTGCGGGTATCAGCAGTTTATTCTTGTCGATTCCGATAAGCCGAGCTACAAGGACCCGCCGCGTGAGGTCAGCTACTACGCCTATAAGCGTATTAACCATTTTAATGAATGGCTTGCACAGTTTCAGGCGAAGGAAAGCACGGAGATTCCCCAGGAAGTCTATGATGCCATCTGTGCAGAGCTGAAGAAGGAGCGCATCCTCGATTATCGGACTCTAGCGCGTCAGAAGGTGCGAGAGATTCTGAAGAAGCTGAAATTCAATAAATATTATGAGCACGTTCCGCATATTATTAATCGGCTCAATGGCCAAAATGCGCCAGTAATGAGCCGAGAAATCGAGGAGAAACTACGATACATGTTCAAGGAGATTCAGCCTTCGTTCCAGAAGAACTGCCCGAAGGACCGTAGCAACTTTCTTTCGTATTCGTATGTCTTGTACAAATTCTGTGAGCTGCTCGACTTGGATGAGTATTTGTCATCGTTTCCACTTCTGAAAAATCGCGATAAGCTCTATATCCAGGATAAGATTTGGGAGCTAATATGCCGCGATTTGAGCTGGCAGTTCATTCGGTCTGTTTGAACTTCTATTCAACTTTATGACATTTATATGTCACGAGTTGAAAATAACTAAATGGCTAAATCGGGTGCCAAGGATTTTTATCCGCAAGCTTACAGGCGCGCACCAGGGAATCCTACTAAGTTAGCGCCAATGCCGATTCTTGCGCAGCAAGAATGTAACGTATTGACACTATCTTAGTAAGATTCCTGAATCAAGGCTCTTTAGAGCCTTGCACCAGGGAATCCTACTAAGTTAGCGCCAATACCGAAGCCCGCACCCTGGCGTGCCGTAGCGCCGATGCTCGGTGACACGACATCCAGGATGGCAAAGATGGCCGCAGCGACCACGCCCAGCGTCAGAATCTCGTCCATCGGCAGGCGGTGACGGGGAATAAAGAGCGCGGCCATGGCAACAAACAGGCCCTCGACGAGGTACTTTATCACACGGTTAAGGACTTCAGAAGTGGGGTTCATAGGTTCTATATTCATATAGGATTTTTTCTTTGTGTCAAGTGCCTTTCAGCCTACTTGGCAAAAGGCGCGTATTTCTATCTAAAGGAGATGTGGTATGATATACCAGAAATGGCAACCGAGCGCGAGGACTTTCTTGAGGAGGACGCAGAGATTACTGGCCAGAAGTATTGCCTTCTGAGTTTCCTAAGTCCGGAGAAGGTTCTGAAGGATAAGAATCTTTTCATGTTCGAGAAGTTCCTTTCCACCTATGAATTCCAGATCCGGACGAACAGTCTGGAGAAGTATTTGATGGATACGATGGCCACGATTAACGCAAAGCTGGATGCAGAGGCAGATGCACTCGATGCGAAGGATCTCAGCGGCTCCGCCGACATCTGCCGTAAGGCCAAGATTCGGGTTGATACGACCATGGATTCCTTCCACGAGTTCGTGAAGGGGAATCAGAAGGAGCTGAAGGAGTCGAAGCTCAAGGAGCAGTACGAGGACTATCTCTATGCAACAAAGACGAAGCTCGAGGATGAGTTTTACGCGAAGAATGAGTTCCGGACAACTGTTCGGGGACTCAAGGTGCGCGGTGTCTATGCCTCGCAGAGTGAGGCAGTGGCCCGCTCGAAGAAGCTCCAGCGCCAGGACACCCTGCACAACATCTTTGTCGGGGAGGTGGGTAAGTGGCTGCCCTGGGACCCCGAGCCGTCGGATGTGGCCGAGCAGGAGTACGCGGAGGACCAGCTGAACACGCTGATGAAGAAGTACAAGGAGAATGAGGAGAGCCGTGAGCTCTTTCAGCGCGAGCGCCGTGTTGGCGCGAAGCCGAAGAGCTCTATTACGACCATTGAGGGCGGCGAGGGCGGCGAGACGGAGAGTTTCACGAGCATGTTTGGCGCAGAGGGTCCGGCTGACCTGGTCATGGCACGTAAGATGGAGGCAGCGGCAGCAGTGGCTGACCTCTCCGGCGCGCAGTAGAAATCTATATGTAGAAACAGTTCAATACCTTACAAAATTTGTAAGGTATCGAATGGTATTAAACTACACCCGATTACTTATCGGGAAAGTATGCATTGGACTCCGTGGGATACCACGGGCGGCAAACATTCTGCTGGCAGAACTCACCCTCCTTGCAGAGGACGCCCTTGCAATCAGAACGGAGCGTGTCCATTCCAACCGCAGAGGCCATCGCCTGGAAGCCTTCAGGAAAGCTGGGCGCAAATTTGCGACGAATCCAGGGTAAGACTGTTACAGCCATAAGGAGTACAAGTAAGAGGCCTACTAATCCGTATCCACCGCGAACTCTCATTCTACCATATGAAATGATATTTCACTGGGGGAGCGTGATACCCCACGCAGAAGGTAAAGTAAGCGCAGGCGGCTCAGGGCCACTCAGAATGCTCGGGGCAACTGGCAGAACCGGGAGAGGGTTTCTATCATGCAGCTGACCCAGTTCCGTGCCTCTGCAAATACCGTTCATGCAGCGTGTGCCAAAATCGCACGGCGCATGGCCAGCCCCGCAGCGTCTGTAGCCTCCGCCCGAAAGGAATCCTTCCTTCTGCAAATACGGATTGATTCTATAGATTCTATCGGCCACAAGCAAGCTGACGGCGATACATCCTAGAACAAGCACTGCATATAGTTCTGTCGCCATTTCCTATCATATACGGACGTTTAAAATCTTTTATTGACAGCAATCTTCGGCCCCTTGAGTCTCTGGGCATTGCTCGGGTCATACTGGTTCGCATCCTCCTCCTCCTTATCTCTGTAGTAGTTTGCTGAGTGCTGCCAGAACTCCGGGGCGCCAATACGGAAATCTCCGTGAATATCCGCCTTGTACCAGAAAATACAGTCCTCAAGCTTCGCTGACTGACTTGTATTATCAATCACCAGGCACTCGTAGTTCTGCGTGCACTGGTCCATAATCTGGCAGAAAAATTCAAGAGAAGGAAAAGCAGAAGCATAGTTCTCATAGATACGCTTTCTGTTCGTCGTGTAAGGCTCTCTTAGAATAAAGACGAAATCCACGTTCGTCCGGAGTGCAGGCTGAATACCGAGCGGGTACTGCATAGTAATAATGAAAAACACCTTTAGCCAACGGCCGTTCATAAAGAGGTAGCGAATATTCTTGTCGTGGGTCCAGCTGTCGTCGTACATACAGTCATCGAGAATCATAAAGGAACGGGGGTCTAGGCGAGACTTGACCCCACCCTGCAGATCACGCTGAATCCGGGCCATAATCATCTTCTGCCGCTTGACGAAATTCGCCAAGACGATAGGTGAGTACTCGCCGTGAATAAAGAGCGGAGGAATCATCTTTCCGTAGAAGGAGTTTGACTCCTCTGTACCACTAATCACGGTGCCGAGAGGCATCTCCTGATGGTGGAACAGCAGGTCACGCACGAGAGTGGATTTGCCCGTGCGCCGACGCCCAATAAAAATCACCACGGCATCCTGTGGAATCCTTTTCATATCGAATTTCTTTAATGATACATTCACTGCTGCTGCCATGGTAGGTCTGTATATATAGAATCTTTTTTCACCTTTGATTTATACGGCACACTATTGCGTTTTACAATGATACATCATTTACAGGTTTCAGTAAGAATGGATACTAGGCTCCGGGGTATTGCTATACCTGCACCTCGCTTTCGTACGGCACAGTTATCAAGCCGTCTCGGCAAGGTTCGTGGGTTCTCGGCACTACAGACGTACTTCCCGACTCTCGGAAAGCTGTTTCGGATTACCAAGCACCAGTCGAAGAACATTTGGCTAGATTCCAAGCACAGAATCGTGGCCCTCGACATTTCGGGGACGTCTGGTGCCTGCGAGGTGGAGCTCGTGGAGAACAAGGATTCTTCGGAGGACGATATCTCCGGATTCAAGCGCCCGGCATTTATGAAGGTAACGCATCTCCTTGACCCTATCCGCTGGATGAAGGGTGAGTACAGTATTCCGCAGCAGGCCGGTCTTCCGGGGCACTCGAAGACGTGGGCATCCGCCTCTACAAAGCTACAGGATCAGACGAACCAGGCCTACGTGGAGTCCGTCGCCTCCTATGCACTTGGTCGTATCCGTGAAGCCGGTCTATCACCCCATTTCAACGAGTTTTACGGCGCATTCTGCGCCACTGCCGACATCTACCGCTACAATCTCACAGAGGAGTTCCAGAGTTTCCGGAACACTCGCTGGTTCTGGCATGGCCAGAATCGTGGGCTCTATAAGCTGCATGTGGCGGATTCAAAGAATCCTGGGCACACCGTCCCTGCAAATATTCTAAATGATATTCTTCGCGAGCCTTCCGAGCTCGATTCGGATTTTGACTCCTGCGAGGAAGAGGAGATTGAGGTGGGCTCGATTGACGATGGTGAGGCGTCCCTGCACTCCGATAAGATGTCGGACCTCTCCTTTACGGAGAAGGAGGACGAGCGTATCGAGCCGAGAGAGACAATATCGGAGGATGACTCCTACATTGAGGACAAGTACGGCATTTATTCGGAGATTTCCAAATTCCCGGTTATGCTGATTGGCCTTGAGCGCAACGAGGGGACAATGGACGCCCTTTTGGACGACTATTCGCTGGTCGGTGCCTCGCCGGGAACAAATGAATGGGAGCTACGCTGGTCGGCGTGGGTGTTCCAGGTCTTGGCCGCCCTGAGCGTGGCGCAGACTATCCTGGGCTTCACCCACAATGACCTCCACACGAACAATATTGTTTGGATTACAACGAACGAGGAGTTCCTCTACTACACCAAGCAGAGTGGCGAAGTCTTCAAGGTCCCGACCTACGGAAAGCTATTCCGCATTATCGACTTTGGCCGTGCAATCTTTAATATAAATGACCAGCTCTTTTTCAGCGATGATTTCAAGGCGGGGAATGACGCGGACGGCCAGTATTGTTTCAAGCCCCTGCACCCGCGCCCTTCCGCCGAGGTATGGCCCAATTCATCATTCGATTTGTCTCGCCTCGCTGTAAGTCTATTTGACGCGCTGTATCCGGAGGCCCCCGAGTCCAAGGATGGCGGGGCGCTTCTCAGTTTGGAGGAGGGTCTCGAAGTGAAAGAGTCCGTGTCGCCCCTCTATAATGTTCTATGGAGCTGGATGCTGGACGACAATGGCCGGAATGTCCTCATTGAGCCTTCTGGTGAAGAGAGATTTCCCGATTTTGATCTGTACAAGCATATTGCGGCAAAGGTGCATGGGGCGGTTCCGTCCCACCAGTTCTCCAAGCCGGCCTTTGACCGCTTCCAGGTAAATCCTTCCGATGCGGCGGGTGTGAAGAAGTGGTCACTGTTTTGTTGAACTGCGACCCTGCAAAAATTGAGACCCCGGCAGGGCCTAAAGCCCGGTACCCTCCCAGAATGAATATCTTCTTTCTCAGCCGCAAGACGCGTCGTTGTGCTCGGTGGCACTGTGACAAGCATGTAGTGAAGATGATTCTGGAATCGACCCAGATGCTCTATACGGCGAATCATGAGAATGGGGGCACGGCCGCGATTGAGTCGGGCGCGCCTATCTGCGCAACAACTGGTCGTCGTGGCTACAAATCCCATGCGAAGAATCACCCCTGTACGAAGTGGGTGCGGCAAAGCCTGGCCCACTACAAGTGGCTGCTGGCCTTGGCCTTTGAGCTTGTGCGAGAACATATGTATAGGTTCTCGCCTAAGACTATTCATGCCTGTAATGCGCACCTTCTGTGGCTGCAGGCAAATCCCCCGCCAGCCCTAAAAGTGCGCGTCTGGGTGCGGGACCCTCCCTTGGCCATGCCGCCCGAGTGTCAGATTGGCGATTCGGTCCGTAGTTATATTGCATATTACAACGGGCCCAAGCGTGCTTCAGGTCTCTTGGTCTATACGAAGCGGCATCTGCCGCACGTCTTTAACGCGGCTGCGCTGTAGGCTAAATTACGGTATTAAAACTTTGGAACACCAACCTTGACCTCCATCTCAGGCTCCCCACCGCCGACAGGCGCCTTCGTAAAGAGCGAAAGAGGTGCTAGACTCATAATAACTCCAATCATGTACTCCGATGACTCTGGAAGAAGCTGAAGTATCATCATCATCATAATAGCGCCGATTATGAAGTCGCGAGAAACCGTTTTTATTGAGGGGTCCTTCTCTTCCAAATAGTATGTTGTTCCCGCGCCAAGGCTTGAAATAATCACCCCTCCTAAGACCATTCCAGAGACTAAGAGGTTTGTTGACATTCTGGGCGCTATAAAGGAAAAAAAAGAAGGGGATGTACGCAGGGCCTAAAACATTTTTATGAGATTTCCTCGAAATCCATGGGAAGAATGGATTCCGCGTGCTCTATATCTTCAAACTCATCCATGGCCTCCGGAGGCTCGTCCAAAATCTGTATAACCTCCTCTTCTTCTACCGACTCTGGGGGTGCAACCGGCGTGCCAAGCTGTGTGTCATTGCCCGTGAATTTAATACCGGCGCCTATTGTTTCTTTTTGGATAACCTCGCTAGATTCCTCCGCCTCTGCCTCGGCATCAGGCTCGGCCTCCGCCTCAGGCTCCACCTCAGCCTTGGTATCCTTATTCTCCGTAGTGTTCTTAGACACTTTCGTCTCCTGCTCAGACTCTTCTTCCACATCATCATCGGCATCTTCCTTAAGATACTCGCGCAGAATGTTCTTGACAGGAAGCATACCCCGAATACCCTGCAGAACACCCTCGTGCAGCATATTTTCAATCAGCCGAAGATTCTTCTGACGCTCAATCGTCGGTGCTGAAGATGAAAACAGATATGTATTACTCCACAGAAGGCGCGCACACTCGGTGAGCGTCCGATGAAGAAAATGCTCCAGCTTCGGGATAGTAATCTGCAGCTTCTTCTGCTTCGTCGTAAGGCGAATTGCAGATAATACTTTTGTGTGCGCAATAAAGACTGCCGTCATCAGCTCATCCAGGTAGTCGCATCGGGACTTCATAGCAATATGAGTCGTCTCACGCTGCACCTTATCAACATTCCAGTCTGAGATACCCTCTAGGAGCGTCTGAAACATTACTAGTACGCGTTTAGGCTCCAACTCCTTCTGCTTGGCCTCCTCCAGTAGATCCAAAAAATACTGTTGAATCGATGGCACAAGGTACTGGCAAAGCTGAGTCGTATACTCTGATTTTGCCTCCGCATACACGCTAACACCTTCGCCACCGAGATCCATACCTAGTTTAATTCATGGAGTTATTCATCTCCTGCCGGACGCACGTTCATTAGAAAATGGCTAATCTGTATCCAAGGCGAAGAACCGGCCCCTATCAGGCGAATACAATCCTGCACGGCTATCGTATTTATACCATATTTCTTTATGATTTCGTCCAAAATCAAATATGGGTCGGCACCCTTTTCTCGCAGCCCCGGGATTTCCTTCCACGCAGGGATACGAATCGGGTCATTGGCCTGCGGCACAATCTGCAAATGTGTGGCAAGCGCCCGGTTCCGTAGGACTCGGTAGGATGTTTCGGCGCGCATTGAGACAATGCTGCACCTCGATAGGATAGGTGGAGACATCTTCCAGATTTCTCGGACTTCGAGGCAGCAGGTCACACTCGGGGCAGACGTCTCAAGGATTCGACGGAGAAAGGCCTGGGCTTCCTGCGTCAAGTCGTCGGCGCCCTCAATCCATACAAAGAGCCGCTCCTTCGAGCGCACTTGTTGATGAAGTACCTCGCGACCCTCTCTGAGAGAACGATCCACGCGTGCATTCCAGCGAAAGAGTTTGGCCTTGGAGGCCTTTGCCTCATCCTGTACCCATCTTGATTTACCTGTGCCAGGTTCGCCGCTAACAAGCAGAGAACCTTTCCAGGTATGCCGCAACATTCTAGTATTGGAAGTTGCATTCGGTTTAGACCTTAGATAGTTGCCAACATTTCCCGCAGAAGCTTCTCATCATGCTCCGCATTGTATGCCAGATTCTGCGACGCCATCAGCGGGTTGGAATTCACCGCCGAGACCATATCTGCCGTATTTCTCTGACGACTCACGTCCAGCTTCAGCGGCACACGCGGCCGCACCTGGCCCATGTCAGCAACCCCTGTCGGGATACCCACGACGCGATTGACCGCATTGGACCGGTCATTGACAGAATCCGCATCCAGCTTACGTGTGGTCTGGTTAATATCACCATCAAAGACGGCCAGGGCACCGCCATTACCGTGCATCGGGTCACGCCCCGCGGCAATCTGCTCCTTGTTCGGGTTCGTGCGCATATTGTAGGCAGAATCGTGGCTCGTGAAATCCTTGTTGACCGAGTTTGAGGTACCATAGTACTCCGACTTCGCCGAAATCTGCGCCTTCTGGGTCGGCTTCGCGATGTCTTCGGGGTCATAGACCTTGATGCGCGTGGCACCGTCGGCAGCTGGCGCGGCCTGGCCCAGCCAGCTGCGGTGAATCGTACCCTCACGCACCGTAGTGCGCGCAATATCGCTCGGGTCCCAGACTGTGACCGCCGGCGCACCCTGCGCATAGCCAACTGGTGTGCCAGTCTGCCGAATATTTCCTACCGTCTCCTGGCGCCTCGTGGGCCGGCTCGGGTCCTCATAGTGAACCGTGAGCGCCCCCGCATCCGCGGGCACCAAGTTGAGCCCCATGTTGCGCTCACTCGTCGCATTACGCTCATTGGGGCGCACCTCATAACCAGAGCGACCATAGTCATTCTCAGGGGCATCCGTGTCGGACGTGGTGTAGGACGTCATGTCAGCGTTACGATAGCCGGCCCCTCCATACTGCTGCGCCATAGGTGTGCGGAATGAGCCAGTCACGTATGACTCTCCGAATTCAACCGCGCCAGCAGGGCCAATGTTCTCTGAACTCGTCTCAGGGCGTGTTACATGCTTCATCACCTGGATGGGGCGTGTCGTCTCCTTTGTGAATTCCGATTGACCAGCCACACCAAAATGTTTCCCGTCCTCGTCGATGTAAAAGGTATCGGGGCGGTACTTGCGCACCTCTCCCGCATCCTCAGCCGCACCACCAATAAAGTGCTGGCCAGGAACCACCGGCTGCTTGTACGTCGTCTTCGGGTTGTCCGATGTGCGCAGGTCATCCGTGCGGCGCACATTATCAATCATGTACTGATTGACCTCCAGCTGCTGGAAACCGCCCTTGCCCGCCGCCGCAAATCCCTCATTGATGCCAGGGCCGACGCGCTGCGGCTCAAAGGGGCGCTCACCGGCACGGCTACGCGGGTCATTAATACGGCTCTGCACAAAGTCCGTATTGTCCTCCATGCCGAAGGGATTGCCATAGGGAGCGCGCGCCGTGTCGAACATTGTCTCGACCTCGCGCTTTGCAATCTGTGTGACACCCGAGCCCGTGAAGGAGTCGAGGATACCGGAGTTCGCCTGGGGCGCCACATTCTGGCGCACTCGCCCGCCGAAAAAGGGCACCATATTGTTGTGTTTATAGTCGGAGGAAGGTATCTTCTCGCCAGTAAGAGGGCTCATAATGAAGTCCTCGCTCATGTAGTTCGGCGACGTCTCAATCCCAATAGGGTTCAGCGCAACATCGGGGGTGGCCGAATCAATGGGCTCGGGCTTCGGCTGCAGATTCGGATTCATCGGGGCGGCGCGCATGGGCGGAGGTGAATAATTCACCAGAGTTCCCCTGATACCGGGAACCGGTTCTCCAGGCAGAGGAGGCGCGCCCATTAAGTTTCTGAACATTAAATCCATCTCCTGTTGTGAGGCATTCGGCGCCGCCCCGCGCGCACTCTGCGTCAAAGGATCCGACGTTGGGCCACGCTGGGCATTTGACTGAAACCCGTCTGCATGTACTGTTTTTCCTGAAAGTTTGGTAATTGTATACCCAAGTCCCAGAAATGCTAAGACTGCCGCTGCCTCCATACTATCGTCATGTGCCAAATTTATTATGACTTATCAACCCCTCTGTGCGTCTTAAAGCGCTCCTTATCAATCGACTTTGACGGTATAAAATGGTCAAAGGGCGTCTCAAACGTCGCCTGCGGCTGATGAGGTAGCGACTCAAACCGATTCCAGCCCGTAGCCCTGAGCGTGCAAGGCGGATTTGTGAGGCGCTGAAAAAGATTGGGGAAACTCTCATCCGGCGCGGCCTGGAGTGGAGTATTATTTATAGGGTTCGTATCGGGATTGTATAGCTTATTGTCGGCCCGGATGCGAGAGCCAAAACGGTTAATCCCCTTCAGGTCGGATTCTACGTCCGTCTTCCACTTTCCTGCAGGCCAACTCGCCCCAGACATCTGAATGCGCGTTGTTACATCCATCGGATAGCTCACAGGGCAGTTGGCATCCGGAGGGTTTGCGTAATATCGTAGCGCATACGATGTGATACGCATATCGTCCGCCTGATGGAAATCATCGAATTTGGCCCGAGTGAGAGCCTGTTGTTTCACTGATAGCGCCATTCGCCTATTCTAACCTGTGCGCTGCATTAATATTTCTCGGGCTTATGGCATGTGTCCTTTCGGAAAGGCTCAGGCGCCATCACCGAAGGATACGCCCACTGCTGAAACTCGGCCAGGGGCACAGGAGTCGCATTAATCTTCAAGGCAATCTTCGGATTATCTCTTTTGATAGTAGTATCGTTGGGGGGCAGGTGATGACGGTACGTGGCATCCGAGTTGGGGCGTGTGATACCGAGCAGGTCAGACTCAAGATCCACTTGGTTTCCAGCGATGGTGCCAATATCCTTGCCTCCTACGAGGCCGAGAATGTGTCTCCGCTCCTTTACATGACGGACGGCTGAAACCGCCTCATCGTAAAACTGGGGATTTTCCAAACGTTCATGACGAGCCGCATCAGCGTTTGGAGCAGAATATGCTTCGGTTATAGATGCCATTTCTGATGATGTCTTAGCAATTAACATCACGGATATAGGAGCGACTGGGCAGGCCTCCACGAATCCAGCCGGGCGATGCCATCTCCGTAATGAGATGCTCAGGCTTCTGGATATTGTCCTTCACGCTGGGAATCATCGGCGTGAAGATTCCATCGAACTGCTGCTCAGTCACCGTGCCACATTCCTTGCCCATGCGCACCTGCTCGGAGTGCAGCAGAAGCGACTCTACCTCGGCATTGCCACGACCACCGCCCATATAGGGCACACCCAGAAAGGGGCGGGCCTGCGCACGGATGTTGCAGCGCTGGTTATTGAACTCCGCCTGATTCTTCAGTACGGATTCAGAGTCAATCTGCTTGTTATTTGCACCGAACCCCTCCCTGGCATACATAAGGAGTTCGCTAGTAGCCATAGGATTCACTGAGCGCGCATCGGGGACCAGGTTTGTCGTCGTGTATCTGCCGGGACCTACAGATTGCTTATAGTACTGCTCTATTCCACAGGAATCATCCTTCGTGTGTGTAAGCCGATTGACCTGCATCTCTGAATGGTATGGATAGATTATATAGTTAAAAGTAGAATGGCCAAGACTCGGAAGAACAGCCTTACAAAACGCTTCTGCAATTGTGTGAAAAGTGTTCGGCGCACTGTAAAGGGCAGATCCGGGTCTTGTGCAGAGAGTGCCGCTATTGCAATCTGTACGAAGAGTGTTCTCCAGACTCGGGGGAAGACGCTGCGTAAATTTAAATGCCTGGGGGGAATGAAACT